ATGTGTATGTTTGGAGTATTTTTATTTGTAGTATCACTTTTTGAATAATGTTAGTATTCGTTAGACATACCATGGAGAACCCATTCACACTGGGTATCTTAGCAACAGCATTAATTGTAGTACCCATCGCTGGTATATGGGCAATCCATAAATATGGATGGGAGCACTGGGAACCTTTTCATAGGAGCCACAAATGAATCCAATTATCTTAATCGGTTGTTTTACACCACTAGCACTTATTTTCATTGTGATGAAACTTGCTGTGTGGGCGGATGCTGTTAATGCTGAGACGGATTATGTCAGAAAAGAACCTTTACGAAAGCGAGGACCCTTCGTGGAGAATCCATATGCAGACGTTGATGAAAAGGAAGAGGAATATGGAAGTAGCACAGATTATCAATGAAGCGATTGAAGAGTGGTATTCTGAGCGAGATCTTCCTGTTCCTGATTGGAAAATGAAAAAAGATCCTGATTGGTGGATCGAATACTTAAGAGAATTAGAAGACAAATAACTTTATTTTATCTTTATAATGTCATATTTCGAATAAATCGTAGCTTAACTTTACACTATTTTTTCCTAGATAGATTATACTAGTGTAACACTACGGACTAATCAAATGGAATCAGACAAAGAATTATCTGACCTTAGTATGACTAGGGCAGAATGTCCGAAGTGTGGTGCTGTATGGATTAATGGGGAACATTATTGGTCTGGCACAGGCAAAAAAGGAAATGAATTAGATCTTGCTGGACTTGTATGTAATAAGTTTGGAAATTTTCAATGTATCAATCCAATGAAAGGATCTGACGGTGGAGATACGTGGGAAAAGAGAATGGAAGATCTTAATAAAGATGGACCTGAAATGGGGAAAGATAAATAGTCATAGGCGAATAATATGTAATGGCTGCTGGAGATGATGTCTACCTTGGTAATCCGCTTCTAAAAAAAGCGAATGTAAAGATTGATTTTACCAAGGAACAGATTGAAGAATATTTAAAGTGTAAAGAAGATCCTGTATATTTTACCAAGAACTATGTACAGATCGTTTCACTTGACGAAGGTCTAGTGCCATTTAAAATGTGGGACTTCCAAGAGGAGTTGATCGAGAAGTTTCACCACAATAGATTTAACATTGCTAAACTACCACGTCAGACTGGAAAGTCAACGACTGTGGTATCTTATCTGCTGCATTATATTTTGTTTAACGATAATGTTAACGTAGGTATCCTAGCAAACAAAGCATCTACTTCACGTGACTTGTTAGCACGTTTGGCTACAGCATATGAAAACTTACCCAAATGGATTCAGCAGGGTGTGGTAGTATGGAATAAAGGAAACATCGAACTCGAAAATGGATCGAAAATTCTCGCTGCTTCTACGTCTGCGTCTGCTGTCCGAGGTATGTCGTTTAACATCATCTTTCTCGACGAGTTCGCGTTCGTCCCGAATCACATTGCTGAGTCGTTCTTTGCCTCTGTTTATCCTACTATTACTTCTGGTACAAAAACAAAAGTAATTATCATCTCTACCCCACAGGGTATGAACCACTTCTATAAGATGTGGCAAGATGCTGTTGCTGGTAGAAACGGATACACTTATCACGAAGTCCACTGGTCACAAGTGCCTGGCAGAGATGCTTCTTGGAAAGAACAAACAATCAAGAACACATCTTTGAGACAGTTTACTCAGGAATTTGAATGTGAATTCTTAGGATCGGTTGACACTTTAATTTCTGCCGCCAAACTTAAAGCACTAGTATTTGAAGAACCTATTACTAGAAACAAAGGTTTAGATGTTTATGAGAAACCAAAAGAAAAATCAGAATACTTAATGACAGTTGACGTTAGTCGTGGCATCGGTGGCGACTATTCTGCTTTCATTGTGTATGACATTACAACTGTTCCTTATCGTATTGTAGCAAAGTACAGGAACAATGAAATTAAACCCATGCTCTTTCCTAGCGTCATTAATGATGTTGCTAGGGGATACAACAATGCCTGGGTTCTGTGTGAAGTGAATGACATTGGAGATCAAGTAGCTTCCATTTTGAACTTTGATCTAGAGTATCCCAACGTTCTTATGTGTGCCATGAGGGGACGTGCTGGTCAGATTGTTGGACAAGGATTCTCTGGTAACAAGACACAACTAGGTGTCAAGATGAGTGTGACTGTTAAGAAGGTGGGGTGTGCCAACCTCAAACAGATTGTTGAGGATGACAAACTAATCTTTAATGACTACGATATTATTAACGAACTAACAACGTTTATTCAAAAGAAACAATCTTTTGAAGCAGACGACGGATTCCATGATGACCTCGTTATGTGTATGGTAATCTTTGCTTGGTTGGTTCAGCAGGATTATTTTAAAGAGATGACTGACAATGATATTCGTCAACGTATTTACGATGAGCAGAAGAATCAAATCGAACAAGACATGGCACCGTTCGGTTTTATCACCACAGGTCTAGAGGGGGATGAAGGATTTGTTACTGACGGCACAGTTTGGTATGGAGACACACAGGAAGAAGTAGGATATATGTGGGACTATCGCTAATGGATTTAGAAGATCAATTTTCTTTAGATCATTTAATATTCAAAGAGAGAAAATGTCGTGTCTGTGGAAAAACTAAAAGTTTAATGGATGATTTTTATCTAACAAGAAAAGATAGGGCAACAGTAGCGTCAGCATATTCATACGAATGTAAATTGTGTACTGTCAGAAGAGTAATAGAATCTAGGAAAAGAAATGATCTAACTTCAATGTGGGACTATCCTGATTGGTAATGTTCATGTTTTGTTTCCCCACTCAAGGAGTACAAAATCATAAATATTTTTAGATTAATATCTGGATACCTACAGGAGAAAAACACATGGCAAGTCTTATCTCGCCTGGTATTGTAATTAAGGAACGTGATCTAACTACTGCTGTTGTTGTAAATTCACAAGCTATCACTGGTGCTTTTGCTTCAACATTTGCTAGAGGTCCCGTTGGAGAAATTACAACTATCAGCAGCCAAAGCGAACTACTCAATATTTTCGGTAAGCCTGGTGCTGCCAATGCCGAAGATTGGTTTGTTGCTTCAGAATTTTTAAACTACGGCGGTAGACTCGCTGTTGTTCGTGCCGAGACTGGCACAAACTCTGCTAACTCTGGCAGCAACGCTGCTCTTAACGTAAGAAACTCGGCAGATTGGGAAGGCGGTCTAGGAAGTGGCGAAACTTTTGTTGCTAAGACTCCTGGTACTTGGGGCAACTCTTTGAGAGTTATCGTTGCCGACCGTGGTGCCGACCAAGTTATTACTTTAGCAGCTGCTCCTAACGCTGTTCCTGTTGCTGGCGGTGCCGTAACATTTAACCTTTCTGGTGGCGGAACTGCTACTGCTGAGGTTCTTTCATACGCTAACCAAGTTCTTACAGTTATCTTAGACGATCCAACTGTTCTTATCTCGACTGCTGATGCTCTCGATGATGGTACTGATCCTGATGTAGCAATCTCTGCTGTTGCTGATTGGTGGTCAACTACTTCTGTTGGTGGTGTTGCTCTTTCTGCTATCGGTCCTCGTCCTGGTACTTCACAGTATGCTGCCGATCGTAGCATCAAGTATGACGAAGTTCACGTTGCCGTTGTAGACAGCACTGGTGCTATCTCTGGAACTGCTGGTACTATTATCGAGCGTCTAACTTATCTCTCGAAACTATCTGATGGTAGAGGTACAGAGAACCAAGCAACTTATTACAAGACTGCTATTAACGAAGGTTCTGAGTACATCTATACTGGCACAACAATTGTTGGCGCTGTTGCTCCTTCCTCAACCGATGCTGGTGATGCCTGGGGTCAAGCTTCTACCGACGCTGGTGTAAGCATGTTTACCCTTGCTGGTGCTACCTCAACAGATCTTGCTGATGGTGCTGATGACTATGCTTACAGTGCTGGCGAAATTGATGCTGCTTATGAAGTCTTTATTGAGACTGAAGAGTCTGCTGTCGATTTTGTCCTCATGGGCGGTTCAATGGCAAATGAAACTGACACCAAAGCAAAAGCTGGTTCAGTGATGGCAGTTGCTCAAAACAGAAAAGATTGTATCGCTTTCCTCTCGCCTCACAAAGGTAATCAAGTTGGAACATCAGGTGCTCTAACAAGATCCCTACAGAAGACCAACACAATCAACTTCTTCAACACCCTAGCATCTACTTCATACGCTGTATTTGACAGTGGTTATAAGTACATGTACGATCGCTTCAACGATCTATATCGTTGGGTTCCTTGTAACGGCGACGTTGCTGGTCTCTGTGTTTCCACTTCTGCTACTCTAGAGGATTGGTATTCACCTGCTGGCACCAATCGTGGTGGTCTAAGAAATGCCGTTAAGTTGGCATTCAACCCAACTCAAGCTGATAGAGACGAACTTTATCAGGCAAGAATCAATCCTATTGTTTCTCTTCCTGGTTCTGGTACAGTTCTCTTCGGTGATAAGACTGCTCTCTCTTCCCCATCTGCTTTCGATAGAATTAACGTTCGTCGTCTGTTCCTTGCTGTACAGAAGAGAGCAGAAACTCTCGCTAAGGGAGTTCTCTTTGAGCAAAACGATGCTACAACCAGAGTTGGTTTTGCCTCTGCTTTGAATTCATTCATGGCTGAGATCCAAGCAAGAAGAGGAGTCACCGACTTCCTCGTAGTTTGTGATGAAACGAACAACACCCCATCGGTGATTGACCGTAACGAGTTTGTTGCTGAAATTTATATCAAACCAACCCGTTCGATCAACTACATCACGGTTACCCTCACGGCAACCAAGACTGGTGTTTCCTTCAGTGAAGTTATCGGTGGTTGATTAATTAATTCACTTCACAAACGTATTAGAGGAAAACAAAAATGGCAACACGTATTAACAACTTTATCACGAATATTGGGCAGGGCGTCAAGCCCAATATGTTCTCCATTGATATTCAATGGCCCGCTGGTGGATTCAGTTCAACTGTTCCTTCCGACGCAGCTGAAAAGGACTTGATCAATGTACTTTGTAAGTCCGCTGCTTTACCCGCTTCTAACCTAGGTGTTATCGAAGTTCCTTTCCGTGGCAGAACTGTCAAGATCGCTGGTGATCGTACCTTCGATACTTGGACTGCTACATTCTTCAACGACAAAGACATGAAGATTCGTGCTTACTTCGAATCTTGGTTGGAGTCAATGAATACTCACGAAGGTAACTATTCACCTAATTTCATTCCTACCAAGGAAGCTGATGGTTACATGGCAACCGTTGCTGTTAAGCAACTAGAGAAGCATGGTCAAGAAGGTGGTCAAGTTCTTAGAGAGTATACTCTAAGACACGCCTTCCCAACTAATGTTTCTCAGATTGATCTTGCTTATGACAGCAATGATCAGATTGAAGAGTTCACGGTTGAATTCCAGTATTCCTACTGGACCGTTTCTGCTCCAACCGCTAGCAACCTAGAGGCTGGTTCTTCAGGTAGATTCGGAACCGAGAAGATCGTCGAACTTTGATCTAATAAATAGATCTATAGGAACATAGATCTATTGAAATGAGTCAACTGTTTGGTTTTATCATTAATAAGGGGCAAGAGGATAGGGGTCAATCCCCTATCCCACCCAACGAAAATGACTCCGTAGCAATTGCTGCTGGGGGTCATTTTGGTACATATGTGGATGTTGACGGATCACAAGGTCGTAACGAATATGAGCTGATCAAGCGTTACAGAGATATGGCACTCCACCCAGAGTGTGATTCTGCTATCGACGAAATTGTTAATGAATTTGTAGTCAGTGATGCTGACGATTCCCCAGTAGAAATTGAGTTATCTAATCTCGATGTCAGTGCTGGAGTAAAGAAAAAAATTAGAGACGAGTTTAATCACGTCAAAAAACTTTTAAACTTCGACAAGAATGCTCACCAAATCATTAGGACTTGGTACATCGATGGTCGTACATATTACCACAAGGTTATTGACTTGGATAAACCCAAGAGAGGTATCCTTGAACTTCGTTATATTGATCCTCTCAAGTTACGTAAAGTAAGACAGAAGATTAAGAGTCCAGAAGCAGCATCTCAAGGAGCAAAAGGAACTGCCCTTGAATATGACTGGGGAGATTACATTGATTATTATATCTACAACCCTAAAGGATTCTCAAATGCTATTAGCGTAAATGCTACATATGATTTTGCTTCCTCAATGGGAATCAAAATTGCTTCTGATTCTATTGCTACATGTAATTCTGGTCTAACTGATCTAAACAAAAAGTCACCTCTAAGTTTCTTACACAAAGCAATCAAGTCTCTCAATCAACTCAGAATGATTGAGGATTCACTTGTTATCTACAGATTGTCTCGTGCTCCTGAGCGTAGAATTTTCTACATCGATGTAGGTAATCTACCTAAGGTAAAAGCAGAACAATACCTACGTGATGTAATGTCACGTTATAGAAATAAACTTGTATACGATGCCAGCACTGGAGAGATTCGTGACGACAAAAAGCACATGAGTATGCTGGAAGACTTCTGGCTTCCTCGTCGTGAAGGCGGTAGAGGAACTGAGATCACAACTCTTCCTGGTGGTCAGAACCTAGGCGAACTCAAAGATGTTGAGTATTTCAAGAAGAAGCTTTATAACTCTCT